TCCACCGCTATTTGCTTTTCTATCAAAAGCACTATTTCCGGAGTTCAGTGTCTTTAAAATTTCCAGTAAGGTACGTTCACTAGCCGCATTTTGGGCAGTTACCTCTCCTATACCTGGAATATCAATTTTTACAACGGCCATTATTAAGTACTCACATAATACATAGCTATAAATAATAGTGCTATGCTACAATAGTATTTAGCAGGAGAAATAAACATGGTAGATAATAATATGCCTACTCAGGAGCAAATGAAACAAATGCAAGAGCAAATGGCTCAGATGCAAGGAGCAGGTCAGCAACAACAAGCACAACCTAGTGGAGTGCCGATAGTACAACCTAAGGGAAATCCGCTTGTTAAACACTTACGACAACCTAAAATCTACATCAAATTGCCTAGTGAAGGAAATTATTGGGCTGGTAAAAGTTTAGAAAAAACTGAAACTGGCGAATATCCTGTATATGCAATGACAGCCAAAGACGAAATTACATTTAAAACGCCTGATGCGTTATTAAATGGACAAGCAACTGTTGATGTTATTCAAAGTTGTATACCAAACGTCAAAGACGCTTGGAAAATGCCTTCTATTGATACAGATGCAATTTTAATTGCAATTAGAATGGCTAGTTTTGGAAACTCAATTGACATGAGTGCTACAGTTCCTAATACTGAACCACCTGTAACTAAAGACTTTGCTTTAGATTTACAATCGCTTTACGATAGATATCAACAAGCTGAGTACGAAGAAACATTTCAGATTCCAGGATTTAAAATACAGATCAAACCTGTAGACTATAAATCAATGACTGAACAATCAATCAAAGCATTTGAAGAACAACGTATTTTTGCTATTGTTAATAATGACTCTATTGACGATAAGGTTAAATTAGAAAGATTTCAAGCAAGTTTTAAGAAACTTACAGAAATTAATCTTAATGTTGTTATTAACAGTGTGGTTGCAATACAGCCAGATGATTCTGATGAAGCTGTAGTTAATGCAAAATATATTAGAGAGTTTCTAGAAAACTGTGACGCTACAGTATATAACGCTATTGAGGATCATATCAAAGCACAAAAAGATAAGTTTACTCAAGCACCTCTAGATGTAACAGCAACTGAAGAAGAAATCAAAGCTGGCGCACCTGCACAATACAGCGTTCCGATACAGTTTGATCAATCAAATTTTTTCGGATAAGAATCTTAACATGGAGCCTCGAGAAAATCCTCGCCGAGGTTAAGGTTCTTGAAGGAGAGGTCAAAGAATTAAAATCATCCTTATACAAACTAGTATGGTGGTTCAGGGGTGGAATATCAATCTCTCAATGTTTTGACTTGTGTATAGAAGATAGAGAAATTCTCAATCAAATTATAAAAGAAAATTTAGAAACTGCTAAACAAATAAAACAACCGTTTTGGTAGAATTAAGCTGAAACAGTTTTCTTCTTAGTGTTTATTTTGAAACCATTAGCTTGTAATACTGAAATAGCATTTTGTATTTCATCATCTGGCATCATAGTTTTAGTAGATGCACTAGGTTTCTCATTGCCTGTAGCATCATCACCGTAAGCACTTTTGCCTACTCTTGAACCTAATTGTTTTTGAAAGCCTTGCTGTACAAAACGTTTGATTACTTTTTGAACTTCTGAACCTGACATTTGTTGTTCTAACAATACTGATTCACTAAACATGCTATTTTTTAGATCTAATTCGCCTTGACGTGGGTCAGGTGTAAGTCCTGATGGCTTAGACATTGCCTTTTTAATTTTCTTGCCTGCATCTATAACTGCGCCAGCACCAGTTTTAGCTCCTTTAACAGCAGACTTAGTTCCTGCTACAGCAGATTTTGCTCCTGATACAGCGGCTTTGCCTAATTTTTTCATTAAACTTGTATCTTGTTTTATGTAGTTGATAACTTCTTGGGGGCTATTTGCAAATCCTTTTGCGGCTAAAAATCTAGATAAACTGTCAACATTCATTCCTTGTTTCTTAGGATCTTGTTTGCTTACAGCAACATAGTCTTTGTATATACTTTTGACTTCTTTGTTGATTTCAAGTTCTACTTTTGCGGCTTTATTACCAAAAGCGGCCATTGTGCTTGTAACTGGGTTGAATTCATCAACCTTTTGTTTTGTTTTTTGTGATTCTGTTAAAATGTCGTATACTTTCATAGTTTAGCTCCCGATTAATTATATTTATACTTTTTAAACGATAATTACACATTAAATATCTTATATGATCACACGATATAGAATCATTGACAACGATAATAACGAAGTCGAAATCCTAAACAGCGTTGAAGAAGCATTGCAGTATATAGAGGCAATGCGTCAGCAACAGCCACATACAGAATTTAGATACGAATCTATCCAAATTAGTAACGTTAAACCAGGCTTTGGAAGAGATCCAGAATTACACTAAATAATCATCAGATGTGTGATCCATTATTATACTTTATTATATTAACTGTAGTACTGTTGTGGATTGTTTATAAAAGCAATTAGAAATGAGCTAAAGCTCATTTAGTTTTTCGCTTACGCTCAAACTTAACACTTCGTTTGTGATAGAAGTAATTATATGAATTAAAGCAATGTTACGTAGTAACATTGTAATTGCTTCATGTAGATTGTTTCAGTCAGACGGAACCTAATCGCTGGTTCCATCTAATCTTGGTCTTCATGTGAGTTCGTCACAGCCGAGATTCGGAAGTAGGTGTTTGACTATGCTACTTGGGCTCTGACCTTTCCCAACCTACGTCGACATCACGAAAAAATTTGCAAAACCGCTTTACCGCTTCGCGGATTTCTTCGCTATCCCCCGCTTCGTTCCTAGTGCGTGGGGTTTTTGTAGCATTCAGCCTAGTGGATTCGCTAGATTCTGAACATGGGTGTCCATGTCCTCAAAGCGGATCGAGCTATCTCGATCAAACAGTATCCGTATATTGCCTATAGTGTTTTTAAGTGTTCTTTTAGAATTTTTGAACCGCCTACTCGTACATTGATAATACCATTATAGTAATCATCAGTTTCTAGTACTCTGCGTTCAAATTGTTCTCTAGCCTCTAAGTAACTTGCAATGCCTCTGCTTGGACAGTAATGTAATATTTCTCTTGTAAATTTGTCTTCGCCTAATTGTGTAACATCAGCTTGTAGTCTATCACTAGATCCCCAGTAATCTTTCCAGTCTGATTCTTTTGTTCCACGTCTTTTGTTTTTCTTGCCTTTTAGCGGTGGCTTAGTTGTCTTAAATTTTGCTAGTTTTTTGCCTACGTACTTCATGCCATTGACTTTATTTGTTATCAAGTAGACAAATGCTTCTACACCGTTAGGTATTTCTTCTACATTTTCACCTTGATAAGTCCATTGCATATTGGTACTTACCGTTGCCTATGTGTCTGGGGTCTCTTTCTTGGAATTATGTTTGTCGTGTATCTCGTCCATACGCTGTTTAGCTAGGCTACGTATCTCACGTAACCATTTTCTGCTTTCTCTATGCGTTCGTACTGAATTACGAGCCTCAAATTTCTCGTTTGCCTTAAAGTATGCCATATATGCCTTGGTCAATTTATCGTGTGTATCGTCATTCATTGTGTATTTCTACATCGTTCTCATATGATGTAAAGCCATTTTCCTTAATCACTTTGAGAACATGTGTTACTCTTCCTACTAGTTCATCTTTATGGGATATAAGATAAACATTCTTCTGTCTTTCTCTACCCAACTTTTTAAGTACAGCTAGAGAGTTTTCAACTCCACTAGTATCCATACCACTATCAATCAACTCATCAATAAACAGTAAGTTGATATTCTGATATAAACTTTCCCAAACATCTCGGAAGGCAAAGCTCATACCAAGGATAAGTCTATTACGCTCACCTCTACTTAAATTATCAAAGTCTAAATCTTGTCCTAGTTGTGTAATTTCAACTGACAGGTCATTTTGGAATATAACACTATGCGGTAATCCTAATTTGTCAAGATAGTGAGTAAGTCTATTGTTTAGATATGCTAAATTCTGATCAATAATTTTCTTACGTATAAAACTATCTTTGTTAGTAAGTAGTTTCAACATAAAGTCTTGGTGTTCTTTTAGACTTGTTAAATTGTTTACAGTGTTCCAATCTATCTCTTGTATAGCAGTAGTATTCAATTCATCAATTTGTTCTTTGTATGGATCTACTTCGTCCTTTGAGCGAGTAAGTGCTTCTTGTAATTGTGCTACATTTTGTTTGTGATCATATACTTCTTTGATTGATTCATAGAATGTTGTAGGTTTCCCATTGATATCACCAATGTCATTAAGTGTTTGTGTAACATCAACAACTTTGTCTCCTACTTCTTTTTGATATGCTATAGCATCTTCAAGTTCTTTATTCTTACTAGCTTCTAGTTCTTCTTTTTTCTCGTCATGTAGTTCTTGTCCACATGTATGACAAGTTCCTTGATCTAAATTTTCAGCGTCTTTTTGTGCTTTTTCAACACTTCTGTCTGCACGTACTAGTGCAGGCTCTAATGTGCTTAATTCCTTTTTAAGAGCCAAAATAGCATTATTTTTTTCTTCCCAAGTAGATAATTTATCGTGTTTTTCTAGCTCATCTTCTACATCTAAGTGTTCTAGTTCGTCGATAGACTTCTCTAACTTAACAATATCTTCTTTTTGTTTTGTATTCCAAGCACTTTGTTTTGTTTGCAAACTACGTACAGTTTCGCCAATACGTGTATTACTAGTTTCAATAGCATTAATACGAGCTGTTTCGTCTGTAATTGCTTCTTTAGTTTGTCTTACTTTTTCTTTAAGTACTTCTGCTTTTTCACTTAGGATAGTAATACCAAGTAACTGTTCAATAATATCCTTTTGATCATTTACTCGCATACTTAAAAACGGTTCTGTGTATGTGTTTAGTGCAACAATATGTTTAAACATATTATGTGACATACCTAATAGATGTATAATGTCTTCTTGTGTTTTTCGTGAATCGCCTTGCGACTCGTCTGTCATTTCTTGTTCTTGTCCGTCTACATAAAACTTAAGAATATTAGGACCGCGACCTCTTTCAATTTTATATTCTCTACCGTCCTTCTCAAAAGATAAAGTAACCAACATACCTTTGTTGTTAGTTTTGTTAATTAAATTATTGCGTTTAATATTTGTTAAAGCAAGCCCGTAAAGGGCATAACTTAGTGCGTTTACAATAGTAGTTTTACCTGTACCATTACGTGATCCGCTGTCGTCACCGCCTTGGTCAAGATTCTCTCCTAGTACAAGTGTAAGTTGTTGTTTGTAAAAATCAACTGCTTGGGTTTGATTACCCACACTCATAAAGTTTTTAACAGTTAAGCTCTTAATTTTAATCATAGTTCGTCATATATTCCTAATAGCAACTTTTTATCATAGTTTTCTGTGTCTAATGCAGTTATTTCTTTTGTTACAATTTCATCCACACTTTCAAAAGTGCTTATATCTATATCAGTGTGTATTTCTTCATCTTGTTGACTAGGAATTAATGTAATTTCTCTACAGTCATATTCATTAATAAATGTTTCTTTAATAAAACTTGCTTCTTCATAGCTAATAGGTAAGTCAAGTGTTACTCTCAAATACATTTTATTTTTTAGTAGTGTATCTTTTTCATCTAACAATCTTGAAAGTTTTACTGTTCTATACTTAGGACAGTCAAGCCAATCAATATAATGGGGTTCTTTGTTATTTTCTTTATCAAGTATCATCATTCCACGTTTATCATCCCATGCATCTGCATAGTTGTGTGGAAATGCATTACCCATATAGTGTACTGCACCTTGTACTTGACGTTTGTGGAAATGTCCGCTAAACACATACTCTTGATGTTTGAAATGTTCAGCTTTAAGCTCACCATGATCAGGCATTTGCACCATTGCGTTCATATAAAAACTAGGCAGTTCAAAGTGACCAAACATATATTTTGTTTTAATACTGCTTATCTTCTTCCACTCTTCTCCAACTAGCCAAGGAACTAATGCAACATCATCTTCTACAAATATTTCATCTATATATGTAATACCCGGAATGTGTTTACCAAACTCTACACTATAAACGTCACGTTTGTCTTTGTAATATAAATCGTGATTACCTGCAAAGAAGTAAAACTTATCAAATGCCGCACCTAATTTTTCTAGGCAACGTGTAGTTGCATCTAGTGTTTGTACATTAATTGTATTTCTATTGTGATGCCAGTCACCACAAAAAATACCAGTTTCACAACCGTTTGCTTTTGCTTGTTCTATAAACCAATCTACAAATTCTTCACAATCTTGTAGATGTAGTCTACTGTTAGACTTCAACCCAAGGTGAATATCTGTAAACACCGCCGCTTTTTTAAACATTCATACTCCTGTTTTATACATTATACTTTATATTTTGGCATAAGTCAAGTATTTTTGGAAGGATTTGGCACAGGTGCTTTAGCGGCCTGTGTTTTAACACGATCCCACTCAGTAGATGCTTGTCTTGTATAACTTGGATTCATAT